TTTGTTTGATAGATAACGGCAGCATTAGCTACCTGTAATCTATCAGAAATCAATGTGCGAAGTGCAGTATTGGTTGATGTCAGACCGGTCTTGACATTGCTTATTGAAAGATTGGTATTAGCCAATTGTGATTTGATAAATGCATTTGTATTAGCTAAAGCCGCACGTTCTGTAGCTTTTGTTTGATAGATTGCGGCTGCATTAGCAACTTGTAATCTATCAGAAATCAATGTGCGAAGTGCAGTATTGGTTGATGTCAGACCGGTCTTGACATTTGCAATGGATACATTTGTATTGGCAAGAGCAGAATTAAATGTAGCTTCTGATATTCCTCCGCCACCACCAGTAGAAGTAATTGTAATACTATCTGTTGACGGATTAGCTGCAAGAGTAATACCAGAACCGGCAACAAATGTTAGAGTATCACCTTTACTATCAGCAAAAATGCTATTTGCACCAACCGTTATTCTTGAGAATGTATTTGTAGAATATCTAGCCTCAGCATTGGCAATTTGAATCCGATCCGCAATCAATAAACGAAGTGCTGTATTGGTTGATGTCAGACCGGTCTTGACATTTGCAATGGATGCATTTGTATTTGCAAGTGCAGCACGCTCAATTGCTTTTGTTTGATAAGTTGCAGCAGCATTAGCAATTTGTAATCTATCCGCAATCAATGTACGAAGTGCAGTATTGGTTGAAGTCAGACCAGTTTTAACATTGCTAATAGCAAGATTGGTATTAGCTAATGCTGCATTAAATGTACCTACTGATACACCACCACCAGATACAATAGATGCAATATAAGCATTTGTATTTGCTAGAATCTGCTTTACATAAGCATTTGATGCTGCATAAGCTTTTGTTGTAAATTTAGCATCAGCATTAGCAACCTGTAAACGTGCATTAATTAATGTACGAAGTGCAGTATTGGTTGATGTCAGACCAGTCTTGACATTGCTTATTGAAAGATTGGTATTGGCCAGAGCAGCGCGCTCAATTGTCTTTGTTTGAAAAGTTGCAGTAGCATTAGCAACCTGTAAACGTGCATTAATTAATGTACGAAGTGCAGTATTGGTTGATGTCAGACCAGTCTTGACATTGCTTATTGAAAGATTGGTATTAGCTAAAGCCGCACGTTCAATGGCTTTAGTTTGAAATGTGCTAGTAAGATAATTATTTGATACTAAATTTTCTACCTGTCCAGATTTTGTAATAACTTTAAGTTGGCCTGTAGTGCTTGATTTTAATGTAGTATTACCCAAAAATATTGTGCTACCACTAAGGTATAAATTAGCAAAACGACGACCTGCAGCACCTAAGTTATAGGTATTGTTTGCCGCAGGAATAATAGCTTGAGTTTGCAGAGTTGTAGCAATGTTATTACCAATAGCGGCGCTTTGAACTTGTATTGTTGTTGAATTGCCTGAAGCTGTTACAGTAGCACCAACAAAATTAATTTCTGTGACGCTACTACCTACTACAGAACCTTCTTCTTTTACTGTAATAGAACCACCGCCACCACCAGCAACTGTATTAGCTTGCCATTTACCTAATGTGCTATTCCATACAAGAGCTTGTCCATTTGTAGCAGAATCAACGGAATTGATGTCAACATCATCCAAACGATTAAGTTTGGTTTCACCAGTTCCACCATGTTTTGCTGCTAATGCAAGACGAGTTGCTTGAGAGCTAATTCTTTGTGTTAATTCATCAAATTTGTTAGTAAGTTTTTGTTCAACTGAGGACACGTCACCTGCAGGACCCTGAGGACCTATAGGTCCTACTGGACCACGATCACCCTTTTCACCTCTAGGCCCTTGAGTCCCAATTTCACCGCGGGCGCCCTTTTCGCCCTTTTCGCCTTGAGGACCTTTAGGACCAGGAATACCTGGAGGGCCACGATCACCCTTAGGACCCGCAGGACCACCAGCAGGTCCTTGAGGACCCTCAGGACCTTGAGGTATATTACGAATATCCTCAAGCAGCTTAGATTCTACACGGCCGGCTTCATCACGCGCAGCTTTTAAGGCTGCGGCAAGGATCTTTGCTGCTTCTATGGATAGGGTCACCGTCTTGATCCTCTTGTGCTATTTACTAGATCATCTGCTTCGACTATTGACAAGTCGATTGTTGATATATCTATAATCTCACCAGTATCCACAGATTCCATAATACGAGTCATGCTTTGTATAAGCAATTCTTCATCTTTGGTAAGATCATCAGATTTTGATGAATCTGCATCAAATGATTCAGCAAATGATTTAGTTTTAGGTTCTTGTTTAGGTTCATCAGGCATTTGTTCAGGTTCAGTTTTCTTAGCCTGAATTGCTTGATCCATCTGATCAGCCGAAGTTTCTTCCATTTCAGATTCCATTTCTTCGATCTGCTCATCAGTAAATCGAAGAACGTTTTTCTGCACCCATTCTTTTGTATAGAACTGATTAATATAAGGAGATATTGTATTCAATAGCTGTAGACGAGATGTTAATACCTCTTGATCTTTTAGCTCTGAAAAATAATTATCTTTTTGGAAATCATATTTGATATATGACCGCATCTCACGCCATTCTTCGCGTGACATCACACCTTTAAGGGCAAGTTGAATTTCCATAAGATGATCAAATAGCATTGTAAAGCGATGGCGCAAGCGACCAATGAAACGAGAGAATTTTACTTCATCTCTAGTAATTTCATTTGAGCGGCCTAAGCTAAATTGACCATCTGGCTCAAGACGTGAAATCGGCACTGACAGTGATTGATATAATTTCTTTCTGAAATAATCAACATCCGCCATCTCACCTAGATTTTGACCACCAGGTAATGTAGTAATTTCTGTACCACGAGCGCCTTCGCGGCGCGGCAACCAGAAATCTTCAAGCATGGTCATGAACTTGCGGTCGTCACGAACCTCACCTGTCGATGCATCATAAACCAAACGATTCTTATGACGAATCATCATGTCACGCAGATATTGTTCGGCCTTAGGCTTAGGTAGATTACCTACATCAATATAGAATATGCGACGTTCAGGTGCGCGGCTTAGGCGATAGATCACAACCGCATCTTCTAACATGCGTGTCTGATTGAGAGGCTTGATAGCTTTATGCAGATGTGATAGTACCATGCGATTGCGATTATCAAGCATACCTGAATTTACATAGCAGATTGAATCAGGTGAAATCTTGACGCCTTGTGAATAGGCTGCGCCTGCAAGACCTGCAGGATTATACAAATAATATTCTGAATAAGCAGGGACTGTAGGATTCTTATCCTTAGTCGCATCACCATTTTCTTTTTTCTGAGGTACGCGCACCTTGCGAATACGGCGCGGATCAATATAACGCAGCTCTTTAATACCATCACGAGGTTTAGCTACATCAATCATGATATGATAATAAAGACGACCATCAACATACCAACGGCGGAAAATCTCATAGCATATATTTGAGAAATCTAATAGCTCAAGAATTTCTTCAAATTCTTCTTCCATACGTTTTTTAATACGTGTGGGTTGTTTGAGATCATCCATAGAAAGACGAACAACAGAAGCATCTTGATCTGTCACTAATGCTTCATTGACAATATCATCTACCGCAGCTTCAACTTCAGGATTCATAGACATTTCGCGATAGCGAGTAATAAGCTCGGCCTCGCTTTTAGCAGTGCCTTCTAAATCAACGAATGTTCCGTAAGCGCCGCCAGGTGCGATTTCAACCGCGCCGTCATCCTTCTGTTCCGGAACGAATGACGGGATCTGTACAGCCCTTTTGGCGTCTTCGTCAGCCTTGCCGATACGGAAGCCAAATAGCTCTATAGCCATGAGAATCCCTCAAAAAAAATAGGTCCGCTATATTTAGCGGACCTATCGGTAGTTCCGCTAGTGGTTTTAGATTAGACCGCTAGCGTGCCAGTTGTACCTGGGTTTACTAGATCCCAGTAATCATATGCAAATTCTACCGGGAATGTTTCAATCTGTTCACCTTGATCCCAAGCCAGATCAATGGCTCCGATTTCTGTCGGAAAGATATTCACAAACCGATATGTACGCAAAGCCTCACCAGTCTTAGCATATTGGGTCACAGTCGCGGTAGTGCGATATGACGCAGATGTTGCTAGCTGTGGTGCGCGTAGATTGGATTGATGCGAATTAATCGCATTGCTCCAAATTTCCATTGCAGAGCGCACCTGAAAATCTTCATCATTCAAGATATCAACTCTCCAGTTTTGGAAACTACGAGTGCCAGCAATCTTAATACGGCGACCGTAGTAAGCTTGTTCAATTACACCAACTGTGCTTTGCGGAATCTGCGCTGCACGACATGTAAATGAAATTCTAGATCCTATGTTCGGTACACCAGATGGAGTATCGACAATGACGCTAAAGAGCGATGGGCGGGCACCACCAAGCGGGAGGCCTGCTGATGCAAATTCTGAGACATTAAAAGCCATGTCTTATTTCCTCCTACCGCGCCTTAAAACTGACCGACGATTTCGGTGAACTCGACGCCGGTGCGGACCGCGACGAAATTCAGCTGAATGAAATTAATCGAGCGAGCGGGCTTCACATAGATATCACCAACAAACTCATTACGGTCAATAACCTCAGGAGTATTGTTTGATTCATCGCAGACAACACGGAAATCATAGATACCGCGACGACCTTGCACATCACGCAGGAACGGCTCAACTAGATTACGGAACTGAGCGCGCGTAAATTCATCATTGAACTCGAATAGAGTAAATTTCGCGGCCGTGCTAATCGCTTTTTCAAGAGTAATAAAGAGGCGACGAACATTGATGCGATCAAAAGCTGATGGCTTCGCAAGCAATGTCTTATCACCAAAAAGCACCGTACCCTGACCTGGGAATGTAGTAACAGGATTGATACCGTTTTTATAAAGTTGGTCACGCTGTGCTTTAGTCGGATTCCATGATAGCTTGATAATATTTTTTATCTGACCACGATTAAATCCTGCAGGGGAGAACCACGGATCACGTTCATTGTCAGTACGAACCATCAAGCCAGCAGTATCACCATTCAATGGAACATAGCGATATAGATCATTATATTTGTCATAGATGTATTTGTATCCACTATCAAGGACCGCATAAGAAGATGATGGTAATTGATTGCGATATTCAATTACATGATCAGTTTCTTTACCCACATAACTTGAATTATTTACTACATCTTCACGTCGTGGTGAGATAACCGCAATACAATCTTTACGAACCTCAGCAACACTGTTTATGATGAAAATAGCTTTTTGGGCGCCGCCCGCTCCACCAAGAATAAGTGATACATCAACTTCTTCTGGATTTGCAAATTTGCTATATCCTGCCCAAAAATCATTGGTACGAGGCGTGCCACCATCACGACCTAATACAAATGATGCATTGATTGGACGAGATTGAGCACCAGCACCAAAGCTTACACCAGAAGATGCCTTACCTGCATTTGTAACGCCTGTAAGATGTGATGTCCACCAAACATATTGTGATCTTTGATTGATCACTTCTTTGTAATAATTACCACCACCATCTTGTGTCAAAGCATCATTTGCTTTCGACACACCAGCAAAACGCTCAATTACGGTATTAGCACGCCCTGACCATAATCCATCTTCATCGGCCACAACAATGTGCATCTCATCACCTGAGCCGCCTTGCTTTGAGACATATTCTGATGAACCTGGGGCAGCATCAAAATAATTATAAAATTCCCAACGACGATTTACACTT